GTGCAAGACAACTGGCCCGACAAACAGGGCGAAAAGCAGGTGACCGACTCGCCCGATTGCGTGGCGCCGCCTTCGTGTTCGGGCGATGCCGTGATGTGCGCCGTCGTGCGCAATACGTGGGCGGGGAAGTGCGCGACGGCTGGCGATCCGAGCGTGACGCGGCCGGTGTTCGGTGAACACAAGGTGGCGGAACTCGATCAGCCCGATGTTGACGTTGGCGATACCTCGCAGCTGGATCAAACGGGGTTCGGCTGGGGCGGTGCGTGTCCGTTCACTGACCTCGGTATCGATTTCGGGGGCCAGCATGTCGGCGTGAGCGTCGCGGCGGTGTGCGAATACGGTCCGTGGATGCGGGCATTTATCTTGATCCTTGCGGGCTTGAAGTGCGCTGAGATTATGGCGGGCCTGCGCGTGGCGGCGGAGTAGAGAACATGCCTGCATTGGTTGCGTGGTTGCTGGGTGCGCTCGAGACGACGATTGGCAGCATCGCGATTTCGGCGTTGCTGAGTCTCGGACTCGGGTACACGACGTACAAGTTCACGGTCGCGCCGCTGCGCGATTTCATCGCCTCGCAGGCGACCGGCGCCGGTGGTATGGCGATCCAGGTTCTGGGCTTCCTCGGCCTGGACGTGGCGATCACGATGATCCTGAGCGCCATCGCGGCTCGCTACGCGGTGCAGGGCGCCAAAGCCATCTTCACCCGCAGGAAGTCCGCGTAATGCCTATCGAGCTTCGCACCGGCCTTCCCGGGGCAGGGAAGACCCTTGGCGCCGTGGAGCAGTTGATTCACCTGCGCAAGGTGTCGCCGGACCGGCCGCTGTACGCGCACGGCATCACGGACTTGCGCGATGGCTTGGCCATCCCGCTCGATGCCGAGGGTGTGCGCAACTGGAAGCAATTGCCTCCGGGGTCGATTCTCTTTGTGGACGAAGTGCAAAAGCTCATGCCCGCCAAGCGCGGTGCCATCGACTCGCCGCAGTGGGTGCGCGATCTGAGCGAACATCGGCACCTTGGCCTTGACTTCGTTTTCATCACCCAGCATCCGAGCTTGATCGACGCCTACGTGCGTAAGCTGATCGACCGGCACATTCACACCGTGCGCGTGTTCGGAACCAAGATGGTGGAGCGCTGGTCGTGGCCGATCTGTCAGGCCGATCCGAACAGCAAGGGTGCCAAAAAGGACGCCGAATCCAAGACCCGGCACATATACAGCGGGGAGGCGATGGCCTCCTACACGTCGGCCGAGCTGCACACCGTGAAGCGCAGCGTTCCGCGCTTCGTGTTTGTTGCTGTCGCGCTGGTTCTCGCGCTGCCGCTTCTCGGCTGGGTCGGTTACAAGGCCATGAACTACGCCAACAAGAAAGCCGCTGGCGAGAATGCTCCCGTAGCGTCATCGTCGGGTGCTGGCGGTTCGTCAGGGCAGGGCAAGGAACCCATGAGCAAGGAGGATTGGGTGAAGCAGCAGGTTCCGCGTGTGGCGGGCCTGCCGTGGTCGGCGCCGATCTTCGACGGTCAGAAGGTCCAGGCTCAACCCGACCTGTATTGCGTCGCCTTCGGTGGTGAACATGGCGACGACGATTGCCTCTGTCAAACCGAGCAGGGCACACGCGCGACCGTGCCGGAAGCCATGTGCATGGCCTTCGCTAAGGGCGGCGTGTACAACCCGTACCGGCAACCCGTGCGGCAGGTGTCGCCAGCTACCGGCAGCGCGGCCCCGTTTCAGGGGGAAAGCCTTGCCGGTTCTGCCTCGCCGCAGGCGAGCCAGAACGGCACGGCGCCCGACCTCGGCGGACCGTACTCGTCGGGTGCGGTCGGCAACGTCGGCACATCGACGGGACCGATGCCTCGCGGTCCGTATCGTCCACCCGAGTACATGCCGCCGAATCGCTGATTCGTGTCGGCTGTGTGGCCCAACGGGCCGAGCGCGGGAGCGCGTTTCTAAGGGCAGGGGCACACTCCCTCTTGGCACGTCTGGCCCATCCTGCCCGCACTTCTCTTGCCGGTGGTCCCTTCCTCACCGCATCCCCGACAACCCGCTTTGACGTTTTCCGCATCGATGCGCGCCAATCGGGGTCAAGGTGCTTGCACCTTGGCCATTGCCTGTGGAGAAAGTCGATCCCTTGGCCTCAGCTGCCCTTGATCGAGCGGTTTCCCGTAGGGAAATCGTGCTCTATGCTGTGCGCTGACAGGAGGGGGCTATGGACGGATCAGGGGATTGGGTGGTGGTGGCCGCAATGGCACTGGTCTACGGCCTCTACAAGGTCGATCTGTGGCGACGTGCCCGCCGTGTCGATGACTTCGCGGCGGAGGCACGTCGCAAGGTGCGTGATGCGGCTCAGAACAGGGATAGTTGAAGCCGGCTGATTTCCTTCCGGGTCCAGTCCAGTTGCCGGATATCGTGGGCCAGGACGTGCTGCGCGATCCTGTTTTGCCGCAGGCTGCCACCGGGCGGGATCAGCCATTGCTGTCGAACCCGCCAGCCGGACCATTTTCCGGTCAGGTCGGCGTTCCCGGCGTACAGATCTTCCCGCCATTCCCGTATGTCTTTCAGCGGTAGCCGTTGTCCGTTCGGCATCAGCAGGGCGCCATCGTCCAGACGCCAGTTCTTAACGCTCCAAAATCCGTGCATGGTGCTGTTTTTCCTTGGATTCCCATGCGGCACATGCCGCGAGGGCAAGGATAAGCACAATTCCGCAATTTCGCATAATGTATATTATGTAAAATTATAGAATATGATGAAAAACACGACAGTCAGACATTTGAGTTCGTGACCAAACGCAGAGGTTCGCGCTACCCATTGATTTTCCAGAAAAGTATACGTCGTGGTAACGGAAGCGTGGGCTATTGGCCCTCCCTCTTCTGTTCCACGCAGATCACGTGGCCAAAACAGGACGAGACGTCACGTACTTTTAAGCTGATGCGGCATAGCTTGTAGTGGTTATGGCAATCAAGCTAAGTCCAATCCCGCTTAAACTCACAATGTTCGAAGGGAAAGTTGGGCACATCTGGGTTCGCGGCTGGATCGACCATTCCACCCGGATGGTCGAAAGATTCCAGATGTGCTGGATCCCATCCTTGCAGGATTCGCCATCGCCAGAGGTGGCATGGGTCCTCAACGCTGTTTCGCAGCGCTGCAAGCAATGATCACGTAGGTGTCTTATGGGGGTCGAGTGTTTAATTAGGCTCACCGATCACGCCGGTGGCCTGGCTGCCGGTCTTTGGGCGTGATCTTGCCTACCGCCTCATACAGCGATCGCTGGTGGCTACCGAACAAGAATTGCATGCGTATGTGTCTCGGCCGACGAATAGCCATAGGAAGTTCCGGTCGAACAGGAATCGGATCGGAACCGGATATGTGGGCCCATCGTGGGTGTCGTCACCGAACACGTCGAAACCACGGAGGATCAGTAGCGTCGGAAGGGGGCCGTTATCGGCCGTCTCGCCTCGTGACGTCCCGAGTCGCGCCGTGACAGCGTCCAGTATTGATGTCCATGCGCAATTCGAGTAACCACCTTCACAAGCGCTCAAATCGTAGCGTGAAGGATCGATCTGATAAATTCGCGCAAGATCGAGTGAATGTGCTCCACACCCTTACATGGGATTGCTCACCATGACTTATGCATCATCAACGATTGTTGGCAAACAAGAATGGCTTCAGTCAGCATCCCGAGCCACTATCGCACTTCGGAACGAATTACTGTCACGCAAATGGCCAACAACTTCTCAGGTCGATGAGTTGTTGGGTGCCGGCCCTGGTAACGCCGCAGAGAAGCGTCAGCAAGGTGCCTTGCTAGGCGTCTGGGCAGACCATCTTCAAGACTTTGTCCATCCATTGTTTCAATTCCAGCATGGCGAGATAAATCCGTTTACCACACAGCTGCTCGCGGCGCTCGCAAAGATTCCTGGCTTTACCCCCGTCGACGATCCCGGCGGCTGGCGACGCGTGTTCTGGTTGCATGGCGCAATTATGGCACTCGACAATCGCGTGCCAGCGGAGGTTTTCGGCGTCGATCCGCAGGCAGTTATAGCGGTAGCACGACGGGAAGCGATAAGCGATCCCAATGACTGGTAGTCGAATTAGCCTCTGACGACCAAGGTACGATCAGCCTGGGGCAGCAAAGATACAAACCTATTTGGCACCCGCCATGCCGCGCGATTTTCTTTTCTTGATCGTGGTCTGGGTGTTTGTGCTAGTTGTCAAACGATCCCATTTGGCTTGCAACGCCAACTCGCGTTTCAATGCCGCCTGCAGCGCCTGCTGCGCTGAGAGCAATGCGACAGGCAGACCATCCATTCGCGCCATTTGTTGCTCCAAGGCTTTGGCGCGCGCCCCATGTTCGGTGGCCAGGTGCTCAGCGACACGGGCTGTAGCCTCGGCCGCTTCCAACTGCACGGCGATCGTCGAGGTATCTCGCTCCTTCTGTCGCAGGGCAGCTTGCAGAGATTTGCTTTCTTCCCGGGCTCGATCGATTTCCGCGTGTGCACGATCTTCGATGCCTCGAACATACACTTCTTGGCGATTTCGTTCGGTTTGCAAGATCGCCAGATGATCCTCCAGTTGACCACGAAGCGCTTCAATCTCCGCGGCTTGTCTGTCGCAGAGTGCCTGCAGCCGATCGCGTTGTTGCGTGAGCTCAGCCAGTTGGCCGGCCTGTTGCTCGACGAGACGTTGGATATCCGCCAGTCGCGTCTCAGCCATCTCACGGCCCTGATCCGCGCTTTGCGCTTGCGCCCGAACTTCGGCAATCGCGATCTCCCAGAGCTTGCGTTCCTGGGTAAGTGACGTTTGAGCGGCTAGGAGAGCGTTCTGTTCATGAGCGAGTGCTGCATTAGCAACGGACATCGCATGGGTTACGGCGAGGCGCCATACCTCGGTAAACGCCTGCCCCGCCTCCGGCGGAAGTTCCGGAAGCTGTAAGACCTTTTGCAGGCGTTCGGCCAAGCCACTGCGCCACGTTTCCAGCATGCGCGTGACGGTGTTCGGCGAACCGGTGCCCAAGGCGGCCCGCACTTTTTCCACGGTCGGTTTGTCGCCGGCGGCGACCAGCGCATCGGCGGCGGTATTGACCTGGTCCTGGGTGATTCCTCTGCGCATCGGATGATCTCCTCGATCGGCGCCCTGCCCGCTGGTTGACGTACTGGTGATAAGTGATGATTATCGTGGCTAGGCACCATATTTCATAGTATACATTACATAGTATGAAAGATATTTCCACAATTTCGACCCTCGCCCAACCGGCCTCCAGCTTGGCGTTGCCGGAGCAGCTGGCCCAACAGGCCGCCGACGCCCTGCGCGAACTGCTGGCGGAAGCCGCCGCTGCCAACACCACGCGCAGCTACGCAAGCGCCTTGCGCTACTGGGCCGGTTGGCACGCGGCGCGCTATGGCGTGGCATTCTCCCTGCCGGTGGCGGAAGCGACCGTGCTGCAGTTCGTGGTCGATCACGTGGTGCGGCGCTCGGCCGACGGCGAACTGGCGTGGGAGCTGCCGCCCGCTGTAGACCGGACGTTGGTGGCCGCCGGCCTCAAGGCCAAGCTGGGCCCCTGGACGCTGGCGACGGTCCGTCATCGGGTCGCGGTGCTGTCGACCGCGCATCGGCTCAAGCAAGTCCCCAATCCGTGCGAGCAGCCGGCGATCCGCACGGTGCTCAGCCGCGCCGCCCGGGCGGCCGTGAAGCGCGGCGTGCGGCCGCGCAAGAAAACCGCGATTGCGCTGGTCGAGCTCGAGGCGATGCTGGCCACCTGCGACGACAGCCTGGAAGGCCTGCGCGACCGCGCGCTGCTTTGTTTCGGCTTTGCCAGCGGCGGTCGCCGGCGCAGCGAGATCGCGGCGGCCGATCTGCGCGACCTACGCCGGATCGGGCCGCAGGGCTACATCTACCGGCTGGAGCACAGCAAGACCCAACAAGCCGGCGTCACCGCCTCCTCCACGCCCGACAAGCCGATTCTGGATCGAGCTGCGAAGGCCCTGACCGACTGGCTTGTTGCGAGTGGGATCACGGAGGGGTCGATGTTTCGGAGGCTGTGGAAACACCGGGTCGGCCCTCCCCTATCGCCGGCCGCGGTGGGTGAGATCGTGCAGCGCCGGGCGAGGCTCGCGGGCCTCGAGGGGGACTTTGGCGGGCACAGCCTGCGGTCGGGGTTCGTGACCGAAGCGAGCCGCCAAGGGGTGTCACTGCCGGCGATCATGCAGATGACCGAGCATCGTGCGGTGGCCAGCGTGATGGGGTATTTTCAGGCGGGCTCCGCAACGGAGAATCCGGCCGCTCGACTATTGGATCCCGCTAGACCCCTGTCAGATCACTGAGCTGCTACCCACGGCCGTGTCCAAGGCAGCCTGTTTCCTCTGATTGATCGATGCAGCCGTCGCACGACGGTCGCAAGCCATGAGATTGATCCGCTTTAACCTAACCGTAACAAGTTTCGACTCTACCACTTGAGATTTGTGACAGGTGCCACATGTTGTGCTTTATGTGGCGTGCTAGCGCCATAGCTTGTGGCTTGCGTTCGCCGTGCTGTGAAGGTGATGAGACGGCAAGTCGGGTTTTGCTCAGCAGGTGATGGAAATTCAGGCTACTTCAATAGACAAGGCAACGGCTCGGCAACGGCCGTATCTGGTGATACCAAACAGAGGGCTTCCGCATGAGTGCAAGGACTTGGAACAAGGAGCGGGCCGCGGCCCGGATTCAGTCGAAGATCGACGATGTCCTTTTGAAGGACATCCAGATCAAGCCGTACGTCCGTGATACGAACCTATCTAACCTTGCCAAGAACGTCGCCTATCGGGTCGACGGTGTCCACCTTTACGCTGACATCCTCAACTTGAACGACATGCTGCACGTGACCAGCATAGAGGGCGAGACCTGCCACCGTCGGGTGCTGCGCTTCCTTAATCTGCACTATCGCGCCGTGCACCGCATCCTTCAGAACGAGGACGCGTTACTGATCGATTTTCACAACCAACGTCTACACTCCGTCGTCGCCAAGCCCTACGACGATGAAACCAAGCGTCTCCACCGTGCCATCGCCATCGGGCAGATGATCATTGATGTCTTGGCCCAGACCGGCGAGGACGCGGATCATCCCGCCGCCAAGGTGCGTATCGGCATCGACACGGGCAAAGCCCTAGCCGTGAACAATGGACGCCGAGGACACCAAGAGCCCCTGTTCTTGGGCGAGCCGGCCAACCACGCTGCAAAACGATCTGGCGGTGGCACGGCGACAGGCATCTACCTGACCAACAAGGCACGCAAGGCCATTGGTCTCGCTGAGGCGAAGAACGAAGACACCATGGCCCTGACCGGTGAGGAGATTGCTAACAGCCAGCGCCTCGCAAGTCTTAGCACTACCGTGGCTAAAGTCGTTGCGGACTGGGAAGAGGATCTGGAAGCTCATCCAATCGGCAAATTTGAGTTCAGCGGCCATACGCCACCGTTTTCGAACCTCGATATCGAGGCGTTGTCTGTAAAGAACTCAAGGCGGCAGGACGCGACCACGATTTATGGCGATATCGACGGCTTTACCGCCTACGTGGGCCGGAATATCGACTCTGATGAGGATGCCAAGCACGTCGTCCGCACTCTGCGTGTCTTGAGGAGCGAACTCGATGCGGTACTGCACGAGGACTTCAAGGGGCGGAAGGTACGCTTCATTGGTGACTGCATCCACGGCTTGCTCGTCGAAGGCACGGCGCAAACGACCGACACGGAGGAGACCATTAGCAACATAGTGCTCTGCACGGGCGGTATGCGCAGCAGCTTTAATCTAGCGATCACCAAGCTCAAGGATGCTGGCACGGACGCCTCCAGCTTAGGGCTGCAGATTGGCTTCGAATACGGTCCTATGACAGTGACGCGTCTGGGTATGAAAGGTGACCTCATTCGTTGCTCGGTAAGCCGGGGGACGTTGGCGGCTGAGGCCGAGCAAGGGCGCTGCGGTGGTGCAGAGACGGCCATCGGGGTCATCGCAAATAGCGCCGCTTCAGACGGTGTCCGTGCCATCTTTGGCTCGACGCGCAAGCGCAAGGACCTCGACTACGACACCGCACTGCAGGAACTCACTTCCAAAGGAGACAAGGCTGCGCGCGCCGCCAAGGCTGAGTCGGCAGGCAGCTTACTCAAGCCCGCCGCTGCCGCAGCATCGCCCTACGCCTTCCCCAACCGACCCACCGGCCCGGCCAAACCCGATGGCTTCGCTTGA